GAACAAATTTTCGGGTATCTATGGATGCATACGATTTGCTCAGTCCAGACGGCATACGTGTAGAAGTTAAATCTTCCGCATACATACAAGCCTGGGAGAGTGAGCATCCAGCAAGAATATCTTTCCGAATAGCACCGGCAAAATCGCTGGACTCATCCGGCAACTACTCAGCCGATTCTCAATACTGCCGGCACTCAGACGTGTACGTGTTCTGTGTCTGGACTGCCATGAGCCGGGAACAGAACATACTTGATTTATCATTATGGGATTTTTACGTGATCGCAACAAAGACATTAGACCAGAAGGTTCCGAATCAGAAAACAATTACTTTCCAGTCTTTGCTGTCTCTTCAACCAAGGAAGGTTGACTACTTTGGTCTTTATGAAGCAATAAGAAGTGAAGCTATGAATGATTGAAAATGGGACGTCATTTGTGACAAAGCACACATATATATTTATATATAATATTTATATTTTTTATTTTATTATATAGCACCGTCATTGTGATATCATTTTTCCAGTCATTCAGCGTATTTGTCCAGATATGTTTTTACATTCTTCCGGTCAATGAAGATTCTAACTCATGTCAAATGATAGGGAAAATTCCTGTTTCAAAAGTCATTTTTCAATCATTGCGTATGTCATTACTGACATCACATTTTCAGTCACTTTATAATAAGGAAGAAACTGATTACACTTGTAACCTCTTTTGTAATATTCCGATATGCCATAGAAAGCTGTAATTTGCTTTTTATGGCTCTTTTGCTTTTGGTGAAGGAGTGTATGCAGACTTTCTCTTTAATCCACTGGGACGCTTTTCGTCAAAAGTGGCTCTACATTTTTGTTCATTATTTTTCTTGACAAAAAATCTTTTATCTGAACCGCTCATTTTCAGCAAATAAAAAATGCCCCAGGCATCCGAAGATACCCAGGGCGTGTGTGACATATTATCCTTGACCAAAAGAGGTGTATTTAGTTTCTTAGTTCCTTGCCATTAAAAGCTTTCTTACTTGATGAATACCTGTCCTTTGTAATATCCAGCCATCCATCCGGACGGTGCCTTAATCCATACATCGTTTCCGACTACATTCACCTCTTTGCAGGTGATAACTGTACCAGCATCCAGGCAACCGTCATTGTCTTTATCGTGCTTCTGTCCTTCAGCCGTAAGCTGTGAATGCTTCTTGGCAGCATAATTTGTTCCAGGACCAGTACGCACTTTCAATTCCACTTGCAGTGTGTATTTTTTTCCGACTGTGTACTGAGGGCTCTTTGTAACCTCTGGTGCAGATGCACTCTGTTTGTTGTTATATACAGAGGTCAGTTTAGCTTTGCTTGCCGGTCCGTATTTTCCATCCACTTCTAACGCATAAAATTCCTGGAATGCAAGCAGAGCTTTTTCGGTATCTCCGCCAAAGGAGCCGTCCACTCCGGACTTGCCGCAAGAATATCCGCAGCCGATCAACATCTTCTGCATCTCTTTTACTGCATCTCCGGAATCTCCTTTCTGAAGATAGTTCCTTACGCTCACTGTACCAGCATTGCTGACCTCTCCAGTATATCGGTAAACATACTTCCACGGCTTGTTGTAATAACTCCGGATGCAGATCTCTCTACCTGTCTGATCTCCAGATTTTCCTCCTGTCGTGGTTCCTTTTTCATTGATACTTGCATGCACCAGCTTCCCATTTCCGCAATAGAAGGCTGTATGACCGTTGCCAAGGAGAACATCTCCTCGCTTCATTCCGCTTCCGGTTGACAGATTCACAGATGCGATCACATTCTTGAATCCAATATTCGGCAGAACTTCCGGCATATTACCAGTGTATGTTGCACCCTTCTGTTTTGCTGGGATTCCGGCGTTTTCCAGGCAATTGATAACCAGCCCGGAACAATCATAGTTTGGGTTGCCCCAACGGTCAACCTGGTCGTAACCATGTGAATCGTCCAGGGCGATTGCCTCTGCTCTTGCTACTGCATTTTCAATTTTGCTCACTTCGTTTTCCTCCTTCTTCTGATTCTGGTAAATCTTTAAATACTGCTCCCCGTAAGAAGCCCTTGTTTTCTTCACTGCCGAACCTACATTCGCCGGAGCCTCGAACTTGACTAAGAAGATATCGGACGCTTCCTGCACTGAGGTCGCTGTCTGCAATACCTTCCAGACGCTCTTATAGCTCTTCTGCAATTCGCTCAGCATGTACTCTGCCTGCGTCTTCGCATTTCCGATGGACACTCCTCTGGACTTGACCAGATCGTAAAGGCCGGCTTTTCTTCCGGCAGATGTCCACTGACAGAACCCGTAACCGTACTGCTTGGAATCTCCCAACGGATGC